ACGGCCGCTCCTGCCAGTCACCCCCACCCCACTGTTGCGCCATCGCCCACGCCACGCCGGCATAGGTTTCGCTGCGCAGCTTCCAGCGCAATTCACTCGGCGGCATTTTCCACACCCGCTGCTCCCGACCTTCCACCAGCTGGGTCGGCAACAACGGCGTCAGGTTATGCAGCCACAGCCCGGTCTTTTTCGTTTCACCATGCCCAAACCACCACGGCTGAACGTATTGGGTCGGGCGCAGCGGGAGCACCCCGGCGGGGTTCTCCATGCACACACGGGGCGCATGCCGTTTGGCATGCGCCCACAGGGCCATCGTCCACACCACCGCCTCACGGCGCAGATGGTGCTTGGCCTTGCCCTTGGCATAGGTGCGGTTGCCGCTGACACACAGCGCCGTACAGGGCGGGTGCATGATAATCAGATCCCAGCCGTACTCGATCACCTGCCAGCAGTCCCCCATGAAGTGGTAAGCACTGCCATCGTCAGCGGGTAACAGGTCACAGCTCCAGGCGTCATGCCCCAACGCCCGGAACGCTTCCCGCACTTTGCCGCTGCTTTCACACGCGACCAGCACTTTCATCATGCCCTCCAGGCAAACCACACCGGCGTCAGCGGCACCCACAGGTGCCGAAAGTTCGCCACGTTCACAATGTCCTTATCCGCCGGGTACACCTCCAACGCGTCCTTCTGGCCCCGCCCACACTGGCGTTTGACTTCCATCAGTTCATCCCAGGTCATCGCATCATCCCAGGAGTCGCCCGTGTGACTGGTGCGGCAAATGCTCAACCGCTCCATGCCATCCTGCTCGCGGTAGACCTGCACCAGGAAATACCGCGATCGCCACAACTCGTTCATGTTCGACATGGCCGAATCCGGCCAGTCCTTGGGCTGCACCCGGCGCAGGGTAATCGGCCACTTGCGGTTCTCCGCTTCCAACACACGGCGCTCAGCGCGGGTCAATTCAGTCATCAAATTGCCCCTTCTGTGCGTCGTTCATCTGTTGCGCCGCCTTCAACGCGTCGCGGAATTTGTCACTCCGTGGCGCCAGCTCGGCAATAACTGCCGCCAGCATTGAAATGGTTTTATCCACGCCGACGTTCTCCGCGATCGTATCCGCCGTGGTTTGGATCAACGCCGCGTAAAGCGCGAACACATCGGCGCGCTTCTCCACGCCCGCCAAGAACGGCAAGCTGTTGATAGTGTCCAAAATCAACCGCGCCAACTTCTCATCACTCATCATGGGAAACCACCTCAAACCTCGGATGTTGATCGGCACACACCGTGCAAACGACTTCGACATGCTCGCGGGTCAGCGGCACATTAGGCGCGTGTGTGTGGATTCTAGGAATTTCAGCGGGCCCAGCCTTGCAGATTTCACACACACCGCCCGCACGGTGACGGGCGCCCCACTTCGCCGCCGCCCAATCCCCAGCGGACCACAACAGGCACGGGGCTTTTTCCATCCTGGGTTTGCGCTTGCGGTAATAGGTCGGGTTGCGCTTGTCGTCTTGCGGTTTAAGTTTGCTGTACAGGTCTTGCACCTGGTCACGCATTACACGCTCGGTGGCTTTCGCAAGCCCCGGCACTATGCGTGATTCTATTTCGAGTATTTGCCGCTCGATCTTAGTTCTGAAACTGTCGTGTTGCGCTCTCGGAAGTGCCGTCACAATCATGATAAACCCCGCCGTTTGTTTATTGTTTTGTTGGTGTTGTTAGTTGGGTTACCGCTTCTTCATGGATACGGCGCTGCAACAACACCATGTCCAACATGTACCGCACCACTCGTTCGTCATCCAGGCCCACTAAGTCTTGCGGCAATATTTCGTAGTCACACAATTGATTAATCACCGCCACAAAGTCCCGGGCAAATCGTTCGCGGTAGTCGTCGGTCATATCGTTACCCCTGGCACGTAAATTGACTGAAGCAATGTTGGGCCTCGCGGCCCCTGGACCCCCCCGCATACGCGGCTCCCTGGCCTCGCACTTTCCTAATGGAAAGTTTGCGGCCATGAATCCACGTCTACGGGGGCTGACTTTCGTCCCGCATCCTCGCCACGCTTTGTGCCTTTATGGGGGTGTTCCGGCTTGCAGTCCCCCCCATCCCAACCCGGCGCACAACAGCTCAAGCTTTTGAGGCAGTCAACCGGCACCTTGTCGAGGTTATGTACCGGCCCTGTCGTTGTCTTGATGCTGGCTATACCGGCCCCCTCGGTCAGTGTCCTTGATCGGGGGCTATTACTCGTCCGGCTCCAATACAGCGCGTGTGCGCTCATCTTGAGTCCAAAACCAGACGGGCAGTACCAGGGGGAGGGGTTGCATACAGGCGAAGTGCCTGTAGAATTTGCGCAACGTCTCATTCCCCCGCCGGTCTAAAGCGAAAGAACCCTGAGACTACGGAAGCGGGGGCCCTGCAAGGCCCGCCGCTTCACACTAAGCCCCGCATCTGCGGGGCTTTTTGTTTGTGGTCGGGTCGAAGAGTAGATTTTGGATCCGTTGCCGTCAATTACTGGTCGCCCTTACAGGCTGGTTGCTTATCCAGTTCAAACAGCTTTTCCCGCACCAGGTACGCCGCCGCATCGAACACCGCCCGTCGTACCGTGGCCCGCCGGTCGGAGCCCCAAAAGATCATCGACAAATGGCGTAGACGCGGGTGCGTCACCCGCACGTACTCCGGCTGACACATCACCGTCAGGCCGTAGTGAATCGCCAGGCCCAGGCAGTCGGTGTCGCTCTCCAACGGGCGCCAGTCAAACACCCCGCCGTACACCTCGCCAGGTTCAACCAGGTCAACCGCCGGCTTGATCTGGTACGGGTGCCCCAGCTCGTCGAACTCTAGGCCCATATCGGCGCCGATCATGCGCCAGGCGTTCAACTCTTCCATGTCCATCATAAATTCCTCCATTACTTCGGCACCTCATCGAATTTCGTCGGGGTGCGTAGCACGTTGAGCATCAGGCTCTGTTGTGTGAATTCTGTCAGGTTCATGCCTCGCGCCTTGGCGATGTTCTGCACCATGGCGAGGAACTCGGGAGAGAGTCGGACGCCCAGGCGCCCGCTTTCGGTGTTGGATTGTTTCGGCATGGTTGCGGCCTCTTGTGTGTGAGGCTGCATTGTACTTTTTGACGTCATCTGTGTACAGCACTTTAGGCGCAACGCACCAGGGTACAGCCGCACCGCGTGCCCACCAGGCTAAACAGATGCACCGCCCACAGGTTGCGCACCATGTTCAACACCACCATGCGCCCGGCGAACTGCGCCACCGTCAAGCCGCGATCCTGGGCCAGCTGGGCGCACTCGCGCTGCTCGCTCGGGCTGGGCTCAAAGGCGTTTGACGGTTGCGCCAGCTGCTGCACCAGGCCGCCGGCACACCCGGCCACGATCATGACCAGCGCCAGCCAGGCAAACCACCTCATAGGCCCAGGAGCGAACGCGCAGTGCCCACACCGGGGATCAGGTTGCCCGCCGCTTCCGCCGCCTTGCCGGCGAAGTACCGGCCCGCCGATCCACTGTCAGGCGTGCGCGGGGTGGTCAGGGTGACAATGGTGTTCATGAAGCGCCCGATATCGTCTTGCCCGTGCCGTGTGCCCCATTGGCCGCGCTTCCAATTGCTGTAGAAGCTGGTCGGGTTCAACTGGCCGTCCGCGTTGCGCGCCCCTGGCTTCTGGAGCGTCGAGGCGATCGCGTACTGTTTGCGCAGCTTGCGCAGTTCCTTTTTGGTCGCGTCGGGAAGGTTGCCCTCCATCGCGTCCACCATCACTTTCATCATGCGTTCAGCGTCAAACACCTTGTCCGGTTTGGTCTGCCCAATCCCCGACTCGATCATGTCGTTGAACTTTGTGCGCATGATCTGCCACTGGTTGCCATCCAGCGCGCCGTTGTTCAGCTGGGCCATGGCTTCGATCTCATCGGCCAGCCTCTTCAACGCGCCCTTGTGCGCCCCGGTGGTTTGTTCCAGCACCTGGGCGAACTGATCCTTGATAGTCTGATCAATCGGCACGTTGCCCATATCACTGGCGATCTGATCCAGGCGCCCGCCAATGTTTTGCTTGATATCGGACACCATCGGGTCGGTCAGGTTGACGCCAAACGGAACGTCCATTTCACGCCCCAGAAAGTTGGTCGCGGCCTGTTTCTGCGCGTCGCGGATGTTGCGAATGCCGGCGCCGAAGATCGGGTGCGAAGTCAATTTGCTCTCGTTCTGCATCAGGTCACGCGCCGCCGCGCCGCCCGCTTCATCGCCGGCCCGCGCTGTCAGAATTGCCCGGTCACCCGCCGTGCTGGGCACGCCACGCACGTACAGTTCATCCGGGGTCATCGTCCCCTCCATCACCCGCAGCGGCCCGACTTCGCCGCCGCTCGCCTGGTTGATCGTCTCGGTGACCCGCTCGGCCATCCTCGGCTGGGGGCTCGGTGGGCTGCCTGGCGGGTTTGCGCTGGGCGACGGGGGACCGACAAAGGGCTCACCCTCATAAAAGCCCCCAGCGCCGCCACCGCGCCCACCGGGGCCCGCCGCCGCCGTCCGGCCTCGCCCCGCCGCCGCCGCTTCCTGGGCATCCAGCTCAGCGGCCCGCGCCCGTAACAGCTCCATCGGATCCGGCGGATTCTCCGGAAACGGGGTCGCCGCACCAGGTCCAGGGGGAATGTCGCCGCCCCCTGGCCCCTGGGCGGCTTGCGCCCCGACTGGCGCCCGCTCGCCTGGGGCCATGCCACCAGGATTAATCGGAATCTCCTCGTACGGTGACGCTCGCCCAAAGCCTGGGATCCGCCGCGCCAGGTCACGCCCGCGCCCGTACAGCGCCGCGCCAGCCCCTGGGATCAACTCGGCCACGCCGGCTGTCCCGGCCCCGATCGCTGCACCCATCAACGGGCTTTCCGGGGTTGTCATCGCGCCCAAGGCGCCCTCCACACCCATGATCGCCGGCAGGCCCGCGCCCGCCGTGGCAATGCCGGCGCCGACTTGCGGGGCGAACTGCGCGCTTTGGCCTAACAGGCCGGTTTGCAGGTTGAGCGCGTCGGACAACTCGCGGCCTTGCTGGTTGGCGTCCATCGCACCAGGTGCACCGAAGTTAGCCGCGGCTCCGGTGATTAGGTTCTCGATCCCCTGGTTGAGCGCCGCCCCAGCGCCAGCGCCAGCCCCTGGGTTGTCAAAGATGATCTGCGCCTGTTCTTCGCTCACCGGGTGGAGTACTCCGCCGCCGGTGTCCACGAAATATTGGCCCTTGCTGTCCTGCTTTAGGCTGGGCATTTAGCGGAACCTCGTATAACCGCCCGATCCACCTGGGCGCGTGGTCACGTCAGAAAGGTCGCCGTCCGGCTTGACCTTCTTGTTCTTGTTCAGCGTGCGCGCCACGGCGCTGGAGCCGGGTTTGATCTCGGTGGGTGGCTTGCCGTACGCCGAATAGGTGTCTTGGCGGCGGTCCAACACCTTTTGCATCATGCTTTCAATGCCGTTCAACTCGCCTTCACTGAGCACGTAATCCGCCGGCTTGCCCATCAGGTTGGTGACCATTTCTTGCTCTTCACCCTGGAGCACGCCGGTATGCAGCATTTCCATCACCACCGGCTTGACGCTGAATTGCCATTCCTGGTTCATCGCTTGCGCTTCCGACGTGCCCAGGAACCCCGGCAGCGCCGCCGCGTTGCGCCGATCCCGCGCCCAATCGGCCACGTCGATCGCGCCCGCCGCCGATCGGTCCAGGTCGCGCATCTTGGTACTGCCCTCGACTTTCTGAATCGGCGTCAAGCTGTCATACGGCACCCCGCCCAACAGCCCCTGGTTCTCGCGGTTCTGCTTGATCAATTTGGACTGGTTGAGGTCGCGGCTCGCCATACTATTGGCCGCGCTGGCATTGCTGGCATTGGCGCTCGCATTGGTCTGGAACCACTGGCGCTGCAATTGATCCTGGTTGTTCTGCCAGGTCGCTTGCGCCTTCATTTGTTCCAGCGCCTGGGCCTGGCGTTGCGCCAGGGTCATGTTCTCGGCTTGCCAGTTCTGGCCCTGGGTTTGCCGCTCCATCGCTTGCTGGCCGGCAGCCTCATAGCCCAGCTGTTGACCGGCCAGGCTCTGATAGCCAGGAATCGCCGCCGCCTTGAGCCAGAATTGCTGGTCGGGTTGCCGCATCCCCAACAAGCCCTCATCCGGACGGGTCGGGCCCTGTTGTTCCAGGCTGCCCAACAGCCCCTGGTAATCCTCGCGGGACTGGTTGGCCTGGCGGTCCTGGTAGAACTTCGACGGGCCCAACATCATGAATTTTACAAAGTCGTTGTCCATCAACCCGGCCATGGTTAGCTACTCCATCCGAATTTAGCGTTCCAGCCCGACCCACTGCCCTGGCCGGTGCTGCTTTGGGTGCTGTAGCCGCCCTTGTCGATCGAGGTAGGCGAGCCCAATAGGCCGCTGTACTGCGCCAACTGATACCACGGCATCGATCGGGCAAAGTCCGCCAGGGTCGCGCCCGTGCCGGCCAGCGATTCGAAGCCCTGGGCATTGCCTGAAAGGCCCTGTGCCGCTGTCAGAGCGCGATTCTGCTGATCGTTGTAGATATTGGCGGTGAAGTCGGAAAGCTCTTGCATGCCCCGCTGGGCGCCCAGCGCGGCCCCGATCTGTTGCCGACTACCGCCCAGCCCGCCGGCAAGCGCCGCGTCACCCTTGAGCCCTGGCATGAATTGTTCGTTGAACTGTTGCCCCAGGTCGCGCGCATACGCCGCCGCCGCCGGATCCTGGCCGGGGTTGAGAAAACCGCGCATGGCCTGGTTGGATTCAGTCAGGCTGTTGGTCGCGTTCGCCAGGTTCGCGCCCGCCGTGCCCATGTACTGATTCGCCAGGTTGATCCCGCCCTGGTCGCCGGTGGTCGCGTTCGCTCGCGTGTACAGGTCTTGCAGGAACGGGCTCTGCGCGCCCCAAATGTCCGACCCGTAGGAGAACGATTCGCCGGTGCTGCTGCTGCTTTGTTTCTGTTTCTGAGAACCGCCGCCAATGCTCATAAGTCCACCCCGTACCAGTCACCGCCCAGGGGCACAAACCCCAGGGGGGCCAGGAGACGGCCCCAGCCTTTACGCCCGCCCAGGGTTACACCCTTGAGCCCGAAGAAGGCCGCGATTCGTTTGAGCCAGTCGAAAAACTCGACATGCCAGCCCTTGTGGAACCGTCCGCCAATGGCGACGACGTGTATCCGATCGTTAAGGATCCTGATCACCGCCGCCGCCGCCGCGTCCTCAAACATCAACAGGCGCCAGCTCTCGTCAGTGCTGCACAGGAATTTGATCTCATCCAGGGTCATATCGGACGGCCCGCGTTCCTGGCTGCGTTGGATATGACGCTTGACCAGGGGCCACACAAAGCGAATGGCCGGCGGTTCAATCGGGCAAATCTGCATCAGGCGATCCTCCACGCAAACGCAAGCGCACCGCCGGCGCGGTGTCCGGGTCCGCCAGGTAATGGGCTATGCGGTTGAACTCATCCCAGGTCGCCCGCACGATTTCTTCGGGGCTGCTGCCAACCACCGGCGGCGGTCCTGGCGTGTACGGGAGTGGCTTGGATACGTCGATCGGTCTTGGCATCAGAATTCACCCATCGGTGCAAACCGCACGTCATAGCGGTACAGCTGCCACACCGCCGCCGTGGTGCCCTCGATCCGCACCGACAACAGCTTGCCCTCGACAATCGAATCCACTTTGCTATCGGTGCCGATCACGTACTGTTGCGGGTCGCCCCAGGTCACCGGCTTATCAAACCAGGGCTGGCCGCCCAGGGTAATGGTCAGCACGTCGCCGGCCTGGCCCTTGATCCTCGGAACAATGCCGGTCACCACGTAATGCGCGGTGCCGTCGCCCAGCTGCGCGCCCAGGCGTTCCACGTACGCCGCCACCGGCTGGCCGTCCGCCAAATCACTGGTGTCCACGCTGTACAACTTGCCCAGCCTGGCGTCACACATCAACGCGCTGTCCTGGGTCGGGCTGAAGCTCTGTTGATCCCAAAACGTGATATCCGAATCCCACGAACGGTTGTCAGCGTTCCAGCTGTTGCCGCCTGGCACCTGGGCCACGACACCCCGGCACACGCTCGCCACCTGGGGCAAAAGCCGGATACCGATATCGCCGGTCAAGAAGTCGATCACGTACGCCTTGTTTAACCAGGCGTTGCCCTGTTCGGGGATACACACCCACACCTGCTGGTTGAGGATCCGCGATTCAACACAGCACATTTTCGTCTTGCCCGGGTCAATGCTCTTAACCAGTGTCTCTTTAACCTTTTCATCGACCACGCTCGCATAGGTTTGGCCGTCGTGGCGCACCACGTCGGTTCCGGTGAATAGCCAGTGCATGCCGTTCGCTTCCACCACGCAGTTCAGCGCCTGCACCCCGGTGGTCAGGTACAACTTGCGCCCGGTCCACACATAGGTGCCGGCCACGTACTGCATCACGTGCGTGCTGAATTCCTTGTACACCACGAACTGGTCACGCAGCGCCAGGCCGTCCACGATCACCCCCGGCGTATCGCCGAACACCAGGTCGCCGGCGTCATTGCTCGCGGTCGGGGTCCACTCCGCCGGCAGGGTGCCCGCCGCCGCCGCCGCGCTCCACCACACCTGGGAACCGTAGTTGGTCACGCCTTCGCTGATATTGAGCGCGATCAAGTGGTATTTGGTCGCCCGCAGCGCCTTGCAGGTCGCGCCCGCCGGCCAGCCTGGCAACACCAGGAGGTCCGCGCTGAAGGTCAGGTTCCAGTACATCGGCGGATCGCTGCCATTGTTCACGCACGGAATGCCGTTGAGGATGCACCCCGACCAGTCGCCGGCCTCACTGATCGCCAGCCCACCGGGTGGGGTCAAGTCCCAATGGGTGGTGCCATCGGTCACCGCGACTTGCGTCACCCCGCAATACAGCCAATACGATTCGGGCCCAACAATCACGTTCATCGCAAACAGCGGCGGGAACAACGGCGGCTCGGCGTAGCGCTCATAGCCGCCGGTGCGGTAGGTCATGCCGTCGCGGAACGCCACGTTCTGCCCACCGGTCCAGGTGTCGCCGCTGACTTCTTCCGGCGGCTTGTCGAGGACTATGCCCAGGTGCTGCACCTGGAGCGGCTGGGTCTGTTTCATCGCAGTTCCGCCCAATTGGCGATCCCGCCGCCGCCATCGAACTGGTACAGCCCCGCCGCCGGAATGATCGCGCCCAGGTGCCACGGCAGGTTGCCGTTGGAGCCGGCCCAGGTCTGTTTGGCAATCACCACCCCGCCGCCGGTGCTGATCTGCACCGCGCCCGAAGCGCCCGCCGTCTGCCCACCAATCGAGATCTGGATAGGTCGCCCGGTCTGGTTCTGGTAGGTGGTCGCCGCCGCCCGACTGGCCGTCAGGTCTTGCCAGGCCTGGCCCACACCGACACCGGTGAGCGGCAGCCACACCGACCAGCCACCGGTAAACCGGCGCGTCCAGGTGTTGCCGTTCATGGCGTACCACACCTGGAACACCAAGGACGCGCTGTAACACAGGCTCAGCATCATATCGCCCGGCACGCCGCCCGGTGGCCCGGTGCCGGTGACGCCGGTTTGAATGCCGACAAAATAGGTACACGGCAACACCGTGTCGATGTTGATCGGGGCGAAACTTTCACCCTTACCGCCCAAGCCAAAGGCGCCCACCGCCATCAACGCCGCCGGGGTCAGGTCGAGGAAATTAGCCTGGCGGAACCCGCTCACTTGCGGCACCCATGGCCCCCACCCTGGCGTCTGGAACTTGCGCACGTACTGCGCCGCGTCGGTGACCCGCGTCCATTCCTGGGTGATCAGGTCGCTGTTGGTGACGATCTGTAACATGGTGTCGCCCGCCGCCGCACCCGGTGGGGTGTTGCCGCCGCCGCCTTGCCAGAAGTAGAACCCGCTCTCAAACGAGCCCGCCGCCACGTTGGGGTCAGAAAAGGGAATCGCCGTACTGCCCAGGCCGTACGCGCCGCGTAACAACATGCTGTTGATCTGGCTTTCGGTGCGGGTGATCGGGATGCCGTCCGTGAAGCCGCTGAATTGATTCTTGAGGGTGGCTTTCAACAGGCGCAAATGATCGTCGCCCTGGCTCTTCGGGTCGGTGCCCTCGGGGTTGGTCGCCACCAGCTGTTTAATCGTATTGCCCGCTTCCAGACTCATGGCCCCGGCACCTCAGGCGTAATCACCAGGGGCTCAGTGCCTGGCGCGGTGATGAAGTGAGCGGCGGCTTGCACCTGGTAGAGCCCGTCGTAATAGGTCGCCGTTTCGATCTCTACTATGTATTCATACAGTGCTTTCATGGCTGGATAAAAATACAGTAGATAGTTCGCCGTCAGGATCTCGTTGGTGTCGGTGCCATTGACCAGCGGCGGCAGCGCCAGCCCCAGGCGATAGTTGAGCAACTGCCGCGCATCCTCGATAAATCCCGGCACCGCGTTGGTTAGATCCTTACGGTGACTGGTGGCGATGATCTTGGCTTTGAGCTGGTCGTAGGTCATCCCAATACCCTCCCGGCGCTGGTGGCACTGGCCCCGCCGTAAGCGTTCATGCTGCCCACGGTCAGGGTCAGGGTCTTGCCGGCGTCCGCCGCCAGCACCGTGTAGGACACCCCGCCGTCCTGCACCACCTGGCCGGCGAGTTTCCAGGTGAACACCAGGGGCCCGACGTTCTCCCACTGGCCGGGGTCGCCGTTCATGACTGAGCCGGTGGTGGTGGTCGCGCCGGTGATGGTCGGCGGCACCGTGTTGCGCGGCTTGAGGCCCGCGCCCTTGCGGTTGAGCCCGTACGGCTGTTTCAGGCTCAGCATATTTCGACCGAAACGGATCATGCTTTCACCTTCACCCGGTAGGGTTGGCTTTCGGGGTGGTCGACAAATTTTTTCCACTCGGTGTTGTAGAGCGCTGGGTCGCCCCAACACCCGAGGGTGTCGGGGTTGTGGCGTTCCAGGTACTCCATTTCCTCATGGGAGAAATGCAGCGCCCACCGCATGGTGGCGCTGCACAGGTCGCGGATCTCAATCCGACTGAGCTGGCTTCTTGTTACCGCCGCCCTTGGATCGATCCAGGTTTGATACGTCGGCATGTTGAAAGCCCTCCCACACCTTGAACTCTTCCGCTGTCATCTCGCCTTCCCATTCTTGCCCTGGGTCCAACGTGGCCCCAGGAACGCCAATAGGTCGGTCATGCGTATTCAGGATTAGGACTCTCATCACGCCACCACGCTTAGGGCTTCATCGATGGCGTAAATCGCCCCCTGGCTGGTTTCATTCAGCACCAGGAACGACCATTCAACGGACATCATGTTTTTGTCGCTCAGGCCGGTTTTGCCCAGGGGCTCAGTCTGGTAACCGCGCAAATACGACTGTTGCAGGTGCGAAGGATCGACCACGTACATGGTCGAAGTCCCCGCCGCATCCTGGGGTTGCAAACGGTTGTCACGCATCTGCACCGTCTGCCCGAAATCCGTCACGAAAACATTAACGCTGCCATAGGCCGTCAGCGCCTTGGCGTCGGTCTGCGCGACGGTGGCTTGCATGTTCGCCACACGCGCCGTCGCGGTGAACAGGTACTCGCTCAGCTTGCGGATCACCGCAGGCCGCGCCATCAACAGCTGGGTGTTGCCGCCCGCCTCATACACCTTTTGCAGAATGTCGCGCAGGGTGGTTTCGGACAGTGCGCGTTTGGTGCCAGGGGTGGGGGAAACAAACAGCCCGGTAGCGGTATTGAAGCCACCGGCGACACCGGTTGCGCCCAGGCTGATGTTGGTTTTCAGTTGCGCGCCAAAGCCGGCGGACTTGCCGGGGATGGTGTTGCCGTCGCCGGCCACGCTCGCCTGGTGCGTCAGCTGGATCGCTTCCAGGTCACGGCGCAACTCGCGTTGGCGCTGGGTCACCTGGTAACTCATCGACGTTTGACTACCGATCGAACTGGCCGCTTCCGCCGAATGCGATACCTGCACTTCCTTGACGGAAATTTGCGTGTAGTTCGCCAGGCGCTGGCCCACTTTGGTGTTGTTCTGGCTGATATCCGCACCATCCACCACGGCGTTGTTCAAGTCAGGGTCAGCCAACTTGTCCTCCGTCCACTCGGCCTTGCGGTTGTCGTGTTTGCCCTTGCTGATCATGTCGGTAAGCGGCAGCGGGATCTTGGAAATGTCCCAAATTTTCTGCATCACCGATTCATTGATAACACCACCCACCAACGCGGCACTGGCGTCGGCATGGTCAAGGTTTGCAGCACTCATGGTCTAGCCCCTTAAGAGCAGGTCCACGGCCTTCATTTGGTCGGCAATGTTGCCGGTACGTTTGGCCGTGTCCGTCGCTTGCGAAAGTGCCGACGTGCGATTAGCCGGGATCGGCGTCTTCGCTTTCGGCTCCGGGGTGCGGATGCGTTTTACGCTGTCTTTCGCTGACTTGAGGCCCTGGCGCATGCGGGTGGTGTCGTACACGTACTTGACCAAACGGTGGTCCGCCATCTGCGCGATCTCTGCATCACTGAAGCCATAAGGCCGCAGGTCCGCATACATATCGGTTCGGGCTTTCTCGTACCGGATCGGGTCTTTGAACTCGGGTATGGCCGTCATCATGTTCTGAAACTCGCGTGTCAGCTGTTGGCGGTTTTGCTCGTTCGCTTCGGCCAGTTGGTCCGGGGTCAAGTTCATGTACTGCGTCATTCGCTGCAACTGGTAGTGCCTGGCGTTCACCTGGTTCTCACGCTCGATCAACTCGACGGTCTTGGACTGGTATTCCTGGGCCAGGTCTTTAGCCTCGCCCACGGTCCACACCGTGCCATCGTTGAGGGTGAATTCCTTTGCATAAAACGCCTTCTTGTCAGCGTCAGATTCCGCTTCCGCGTCGGGCTCTTCCGTCTCCGGGGCCTCTTCGGCGGGGGTTTCCTCGCTTGCTTTCGCAGCATCTGGCTCTCGCCCCGGCGCTGGCTCCGGTTCCTTCTCAGGATTCTTTTGATCTTTCGGGTAGAGCAGTTCGTGGACTTGCTCTAGCTCGCTCATCGTCGGTTCGGGAATCTCATACGCGCTGTCGTCTGATTGAGAGGTCTGCCCGTTCAAGTCGCCCATGCAATTGCTCCCGTACCTTGTCGATTAGATCCAATTGACATAGTAAAGCTTCCCTACTGCCCATCTGCCCAGTATTTCGTCGAATGGCGTCCACCAGTTCGGCGTCCACCGCGTCCACCAGGTCAATCAACACCTGGCCCAGGCCCGCCAGTTCATAGTCACTCAGCATTGTCGGGCGCCTCTTTGCCAGCCTGGCTGGTTTTCAACTTGACCACGTTGTCGGCGGTCATCTTGGCCTCTTCGACTTCGGCGTCCAGCTGGTCGCTCCACACCTTGTAGCGCAGGTCGCGGCTCTGTTTCTCCAACTCGAAGGCCTGCACCTGGCGTTGCAAGTCCATGATCTGTTTCTGTTGCTGCTGCATCTGCTGCTGCTGCTGCTGGGCCTGGGCCTGTTGCGCCTGTTGCGCCTCGGGGCTGGTCGGGTCAATCAAATACTGTTCAGGCTCATGCAGGTCATTGGCGCGGCACCAGTCACACATGGCGTTGTACATCTTGGCGTTGTCCGTCAGGATCCCGCCGCCGCCCATTTGCAGGATCATCGACTGGTTGGTTATCACCTGGGAGAGTGCGCCGATCCTCGCGGCCTTTTCCGCCGTGGTCATGCCCATAGTGATATCCAGCTCTTCGCGGGGCTGCCATTGCCCGGTGTCGGTCTGCTGCCACTTGCCGCGGATCTTGGCCGACGTCGGGCCCGCCAGGTCGGTGCGCAGCAACTTATGCACGCGCATAAACGCCGGTTTCAACAACGTCTCCACCAGGTTCTCAGCAAACCACCCGGCCATCTGTTCGACCATCGCCAGCTGGCCGGCGGCGGCGGTCGCGCTGGATTTCATCACCTGGGCCTGCACCTCGTTGATATCCACGCTGGAGCCCACGCGCTGGGTGCGTACGTGGTCGAGGTATTCCAGGCCGGCCATGGCTTGCTGGCCGATATCGCTGGCCGGGATCGGCGCCAACGAATTGATATCCTTGACCCGCACCACGCCATTCAGGCGCCCGTTTGTGAGGTCGCCCATGTTCACCCGGTTCTCTACCGCCTGCACCCTGGAACCGTTCAACACGTCCAGGTTGTCCAGGTAGTTGCGCAGTACATGGGTCTTGCCGGCCTGGATCGATTGCAGGATCTCATACAGGCCCTGGCCCTGGACTCGGTGCGGCATCGGCACCGGCGAGCCAGTCACGTACGGCACATCCTCCGCCGGCTCGTTCTTGAGAATGTTGCTCCCACCGATCCAGATATAACGGCGCTCGGTCTTATTCGAATCGTTGGCACTGAGCAGGAGGTAACAACAGTAAACCTCGCGCAGGCGCTGGCTCTCTTGCGCCGCCTGGTTGTCCATGTCGTTCTGGAACGCGCCCTCGCGGGCCCTGGCCCCCGGCCAGCTGCTGTTGCTCGCCTCGGGAATGCTGCCGATCACTTCTTTGCTCACCCCCGCCGCGTCCAACTGCGCATCGGTGTACAGCTTGCGTTGCCCGACAAACCGCAGCTGCTGGATATCCTCCTGCCCTGGGCCTTCGCTGAACAGCATGTCCTCGGGCGGGATACATTCGAAGGTCAGTTTGGTTTTGGTGGTGGTGCGCTTGACGGTGGTTTTCAGGCTACTCACGCGGATCTGCACCTTCTGATTGGCCGCCGTGGGCTGGTTGAGGAACACGTACGCCTCATCGGGCAGGTTCGGCGGATAGATCTCGGTGGTGGTGGTGGTCACGTCCTCGGTGTCAATCTTGATCCACCCGTTCGCCACCAGGAGCGCGTCATGAATGCCCTCAAACACGGCGCGCCAGCCACCCGATCGCTTGATCACCGATCGGACAAAATCGCTCTCGGCCTGGGCCTCGGGTTCGTCCTCTTCACCGTTGGGGGTGAACTCCAACAACGTGGTCTTGATGATCGGCGCCAACTGGCCCATCAAAGCGCGGTGACTGTCCGCCACGTCCATCGAGACGACCGAACTTCGTCCTTCCGCCGGTGCGGTCATGATCCCGTTGTAATAGTTCAACGCCTTCTCACGCATCACCGCCAGCGTGTCGGAGTCATAGCCCTGTGCGTTGGCAATCTCGTATTGGACAATCGCCGCCAGCTCATCGTCATTCATACGCATTTTCGGTCAACCCTTGAGTAGTCCAGCGGGCCGCTGTTAAACGGGCCTGACTTCATCAGCTCTTCCACTACGATAGCCATTAACCCGAAACTGTCAGCGCCGTGGCTCGCCCAATCATGCTCGGGGCCCAATCCGATCTGGCGCACCTCGTCCTGCTTTTCGTGATACCAGCCCAACGCTTCCAGGCCGGGTAAACACGTTTCTTCGTGAAACCAGATACTCGGGAACATCCTACGCCCCGCCGCCACCCTGGCAAGCGCTGCGCCCGCGCCCTGGTTGGGGATCACCTCGACTTCATAGCCCAGGTCGCCAAACGCCGACTCGTACGACACATCAAACACCATGTCCTTTTGCTTGCCGTCGTGCGGCAGGTACACCCGCGTGCGGTTCGGCGTGTACTTCTCTTCACGCAACCATTCGGCGTGCGCGCTCATGGGCTGGCCAACCCGCTCGTAATAGTTCAACACCCGCACCTCACGCCCCACCAGCTGGAACGCCCAGATGGTGAAGGCGTCCGATCGGGCGCCAGTACCGCCAATGTCCACCGCCAGCATGATCGGCAGCAACGGATCCGCCGCCACCCGGCCAATGCGCCGCTGGTTGCGCGCCTCGGTCAACGCCAGCGCGTAATAGGCGCCGACCAGGAGCGAGGCGTACTCGCCTTCCCAGATATGCGGGTATTGGTCGGGTTCGTTCTTCAGGCAGTCGCGCCGCTCTTGCTCCAACACCCTGGGAAACAACGGGTTGTCGCGCCAGTTGGCTTGCACACACACCGCGTCGGTGGGCATAGCCGCGCCGCGAAACATCAGGTCCACCGGGTCGCTCTTGCGCCTGGCGTTCCAGGAGAACCAGAGCTCGCCCTGGGCGGTGCGGATGGTCGGGCGCAGTAACTGGAGCGAGCGTTTCGAGCAGGTCTGTGACTCTTCAAACCAGGAGGTATGGAAGCCCTCAAGGGACTTGATCGACTCGGCGTTGCTGTCCTTCATGCCACGAAAGGTAATGATCCCATCCATGGGAGTGGCTATGCAGTCCTGGTAGATCCGGAAGCCATCGCGATCGCCCAGGCCCAACGCGGCAATCTTGTTTTCCAACAAACGCTTTGACGACTCGGCCAGGGTGTTTTGTACCTCACGGATACACACCGCCAGCTGCCCGGTGCCCCAATCGCCGGGAAACATCAACGCCCGTTCAATAATGCCTTCCCCGAAAAAGTGCGACTTGCCCGACCCGCGCCCACCATGGGCGCCCTTGTACCTACTCGGGATCAACAGGGGTTGGAACACTTCCGCCGTCTGGATCACTAGGTTTCGCAAGGATCTGCCTCGTAATGCGCGTGACCATCGGGTGGTCCGGATCGCCCTTAACCTCGATCGACTTGAGGTCGGGTTTGTACTTCTTGAGCAGGCCCAGCGCGCCGCGCACCTGGGCATCGGTCATGAACGCGGATTTCTTCGGCTTCTCGCCTGGTTCCGGCGGCGGCGGCGGGCCGTTGGCGAAGTCGGCCATGATGAACGCGGTCAACCGGTTAATCATGCGCGAGGCTATGCGCTCGTCGCGATCGCGCTTTTGTACGGGGGTTTTGCGGACGGTCATCGCGTCACCTTCTCAGGTGCGGCCCCCTCGGGCCTGTCCGTCACAGTCAAGCACAGGCGCGCTATTCTGCGTCGATTTCCGCGTATGCCATTGATTCGGGAGAGGTTTCCGGCCCTGATAAAATCCTGATCTTCACCAGGACTTCACCGCCGGGGGTGGGGACTTTCGCCACGCGGTGCGATTGGCGAAAGCAGTTGTCATCGCAGCCCAGGTAATCCGCGATACCGTCGCGGCTCGCCTTCATCCTGGCCGCCAGGCCGTCGTCATCAAAGCGGCGGCGGTTCGGCGGGATAAACACAAACTCGATCTCGACCAGGTGCCCATGGGGAACCCTGATCCACTTCGGCGCCGCCAGGCGCATTGCCAGGTACGCCGCTCGCCTGGCCTCCCGTACGGCCCTGGCGCGCTTTGACCAGTGAACCCGCGCATTCGGGCTCAATTCCTGAGACGGCCATGCTAGAGGGATCACAAGGGGCTCAGCGGTCATCGTTAGCAGGCTTCCGTTTAACATAAAAACGATTATGCGTATAACGTGTAGGCCGTACCGCCCTGGTATCAACCAGAGCAATAGCAGCCTAGCACAAATCAAACGGCCGCTCCTGCCAGTCACCCCCACCCCACTGTTGCGCCATCGCCCACGCCACGCCGGCATAGGTTTCGCTGCGCAGCTTCCAGCGCAATTCACTCGGCGGCATTTTCCACACCCGCTGCTCCCG